CTGTTTGACGCTAAGAAATTACCAGCATTAAAGAAAGCTATGGAAAAAGGCGTAGACAAGATGTCTGCTGCTGAAAAAAGAATGCTTATCAATCTTCTTGATTCCTTAATGTCTCAAGTTCTTTCTAATCAACCTGTCTATCAGAAAGTCAAGCAGAACGTTCAGAAGATGGACGAAGCTAAAGTAGAATATCTATCAAAGCTTGACCCTAGATTTGATAAGAAGTATTCTGAAAAAGATATTCCAACAGTTCTCATTCTAAAGAGAAAAGCTGTTAGAGTATATCCTGATTTCCAAAAAGTTGCTTTGTATTATGCACAAGCGATTGACAAATATGTTTCTATTCCATTCGGAGAAATTAACGTTGGCGGGCTGAACGAAGCAACAAGTCCAACAGGCAATACTTCTTCATCTAGATCAAGCACAGGCACAGTCGTTTTGCCTTCTAGTGGTAGAAGAGTTGCTTTAGGCAGAAGAAGACCTTTGATATCTGCTCAAAGAAATCAGTTCAGAAATGCTCCAGCCATAAACAGATGGGCTTACACAGCAGGAAGAAAAACTCGCAAAGCTATTGTTCGTTCTCTAAACGAACAAAGAAAATTGGATGAAAATTTAATTAAAATTATAACGGCTGCAGGATCTAGAATTGCTGGACCAGCATTGAAATATGGTGATGACGCGCTAAAAACTGCAAAACAAAAAGGTAGCGAATTTTTAAAAAGATGGAGGCAGTCTCGCGCAGATAAAGCAAAAGAAGCCACAAGAAAAAAGAGAACCAGAGAAACAAAAGACTTAACTAAGCAAAGAAGAGGCAAGACCGATAAGCCAAGCACAGCGGCAGGAGCTGGTGCCGCAGCTGGAACAGCAGCAGGATCAATGGCAGGTGGCGGTGGCACAAATACCACAGGCAGAGAATGGAGAAGACCAGCTGAACAGGGATATCAGTTTGGTTTAAGACCAACAACATCCAGTTCATTTACGCAAAAGAATCCTACAACTGATGCACAGGCACAAAGAGATTATCAGGCACAGAAAAAGGCTAATCTGTCAATGGCTCAACAATACGAATCAGTATATGTGCAGTTGAAGAATATGGTAGAATCTGAAACGCCATCAATAGATATCTCATTCGGAGATAATCCAATTACTATAAATAATACAGTCGCAAAGAAGATTGTCAGTCTTCACGAATCTGTAAACAAAACTAATAAGAAGAAGATGGAAAAAATGCTAGACGAAAGCGCATCTTCATTCAACAAAGTTCTAACATTTGCATTAAGGTACTAAGATGGCAAACACGATAAAAGAACATAAAATTATTGATAGCAACAAAAGAGCTTTGTTGAAGTATGTATTTCTTTCAGATGGAACTACTGAGGCCAACACTCTTTTAGTTGATGCTTCTAATCTTAGATTTGCTTTGAATGCGAACGGTTATATCATGTCTTCAAATACGCATCCAAAGACAAACTACAGAACAACAATCAAGAGAATATATGGAACGGCAAAGTCTAACGGTTATATTTCATTGAAGTGGCAAGGTGACACAAACTCTGAAATCGCAATTATTACTGATGGCGGCTTCGATTATAACTTTGAAAGTATGGGTGATGGTGCAGTCATTAACAATCCTGAAGCAAATGCTACAGGAGACATTATAATTTCCACAAATGCCAACAAGACTGGCGATGCATTCACACTCTTTATTGATCTTCGTAAAGACGGTCGTGATTATGATTCTGGACAAACAGCAGATCCTTACGCATTCAATAAGGTTACGTAACATGAAAAATCTAATACAGAACATACACAATAGAAATTTCAATGAAGCAGAAAGCATTCTTGAAGAAAAAATTGTTGATATTATGGAACAAAAGCTTCATGAAATGAAAAAAGCTTATGCTGCAAAGATGAGTGAACAAATGGGAATTGTTGGACCAACAAGATCCGAAAAGTTGCGTTCGGGTGTATTAGAAGAAGAGCCTGAAGACGGTGAAGAAAGTTCTATGGCAAGATCAGAGCTAAATGCCATAACAAAAGATGCTAAGTCAATTATGTCTAAAATAAAAGGTAACAAAGAACTTGAAGCTTGGGCACAGTCTAAGATTACCAAGTCTGCCGATTATCTAAATGCCGTATCAGATTATATGGACAACGAAGAAAAACAAATTGAAGAAGGATTTCCAAATGATCCGCAATATCTTAAAACTTTAGGTAAAAGAGCAGATGCGGCAGATTATGGAGACAGTAATTTTAAAAAAGTAAATAGAGATTATGATAAAGCAAGAACGGCTTACAGAAAAGATACCGAAGCGGCAAGAGTAACAAATACACTATCTAATCTGGCAAAAGAAGGTGGTATAAGCAAAGATACTGCTGGAAAACTTATTTATAGAGCAAAAGCTAATATACTAGGTGGCGATTATGCTAAAAGAAATGCAGCACAATCTGAACCAATTAAAGAAGAAGAACAACTAGACGAAGCAAGAATTGGTATTGTAAAGGCACGTATTCGTGGTGGTAAAATTCAACGCCGCAAGAAAGTGTCAAATGTTGCTGGCTATAAACTACAAGGTGGTCAGTTGACTCGTATGTCAGCAGCAGAACGCAGAAAGCGTAAGCTTGGCGCCAGAAGAGCCAAGATCAAGAGAAAATCAAAAATGTCTCGCACACTAATGAAGCGCAGACGCTCATTAATGAAGAGAAAGGCAATGGGACTATGAAACTCATTACAGAAGAAGTAACGCAAGTAAGATATCTTGTGGAAGAAAATAAAAACGGCGGTAAAGACTACTTTATCGAAGGCGTCTTCATGCAAGCTGAAAAGCAAAACAAAAACGGCCGTATATATCCTTATTCTGTTCTAAACAAAGAAGTAGAACGCTATAACAGAGATTATGTTAACAAGAATCGTGCATTTGGTGAATTAGGTCATCCTGAAACACCAGCTATCAATTTGGATCGTGTTAGTCACATGATTACAAAGCTCTATCCAGATGGTAATAACATCATGGGTAAAGCAAAAATATTAGACACTCCTAATGGTAAAATAGTGAAGAGTTTATTAGATGGAGGTGCTTGCTTGGGAGTATCAACAAGAGGCGTAGGGTCTCTTAAGCCACAAAACGGCTATCAACTCGTCCAAGACGATTTCCATTTGGCTACAGCAGCCGATATTGTTGCTGATCCATCAGCACCAGATGCTTTCGTTAGAGGCATCATGGAAAATGAAGAATGGATTATGACAAATAAAGGATGGAAATCAATCCATCATGATAGAGCTAGAAAATTAATCAAAGAAGCAAAGCAATCAGATATTGAGGACGTTGCTCTTAGGATTTTCAAAAGCTATATCTCAAAACTTTAATTTATATAAATAAATAAAATAAGGAGAAATCTAATATGTCAAAGTCACTAACAGAAGTAGCCAAGGCAGTCCTGATGAAGGAAGAAGCTGCTAATATGGCTTCTCTAAAACCAAACGGCGGAATCCGTCAAGGCGCTGAAGCAAATCCAATGAGCAATGGCGCTCAGATGGTTGGTGATGCTCCAAAAGCACCAGGAGAAGGTAGCAATGTAGGCGCTGCCGCTTCTGGTTCTGTAAAGAAGGACACAAGCAAGTCTTCACAGTCAAACGTTGCTGCTGAAAAGCCAAAGAAGCAATCAGAAGTAATGGAAGAAGACGTGGAAATTGAAGAGGCTGCTGAACAGATTGAAGAAGAAGCAGAAATTGAACTTTCAGAAGAACTAGAATCTTTCATTGATCAAATGGTGGCTGAAGGTGCTTCAGAAGATGAAATTGCCGCTGCTATCGAAGAAAACTTTGAGTTCGTAACAGAAGATGCTGATTCAGAAGAATCGGTAATGGAAGAATACGAAGTTGATATGTCAGAAGACATGGAAGCACTATTTGCTGGCGAAGAACTATCAGAAGAATTTAAGGAAAAGGCAAAGACTATCTTCGAAGCCGCTGTAAAGCACAAGCTAGAAGAAGAACTTGCAGTCCTAGAAGAAGCATTCGCTGCTACACTAGAAGAGCAGGTACAAGAAATTCAAGAGTCTCTAACAGAGAATGTTGATGACTACCTTAACTATGTTGTAGAGCAGTGGGTATCTGATAACGAAGTTGCTATCGAATCAGGTCTTCGTACAGAACTTATGGAAGATTTTGTTTCTGGTATGCGTAATCTCTTTGCCGAGCATTACATTGACATTCCAGAAGAAAAAGTATCAGTCGTAGAAGAAATGGCTTCTAAGGTTGAAGAACTTGAAGCGAAGTTGAATGAAGAAATTGAGCGCAATGTTGCTCTTAACAAGATGCTAAATGAAGCATATGTTAATGATGTTCTTGATTCTGCTTGCGAAGGACTAACAGCCACACAAGCTGAGAAGTTAAAGTCGCTTGCGGAAGGCATTGAATATGCCGATGCAAATGAATATGCACAGAAGGTGCAAACACTAAGAGAGAGCTACTTCACAAATTCAGTAAGAACAGAAAATGTTCTTGATACTGTAGAAGTTTCTGATGGTAAGTCAATGATCTCAGAAGACCTATCTGGACCAATGGCTAACTATGTTAAGGCTCTCGGCAGAACACTTTCAAAGTAACAAATATTATAAATAATAGTAAGATTTTCAAAGGAGATAATCACATGTATCTTACAGAACAACTAGAAAACAAGTGGTCGCCAGTTCTTGACCACGCGGCCGCTGGCCAGATTAAGGATCCATACAAGCGTGCCGTTACTGCTCTCGTTCTTGAGAACCAGGAAAAGGCAATGGCTGAAGAAGGTCGTGTTCTTAACGAAACAGCCCCAACAAACTCAGGTGGTGGTCTTGGTGCAGGCACAAACGTAGCATCATACGATCCAATTCTTATTTCTTTGGTTCGTCGTGCGCTTCCTAACCTAATCGCTTATGACATTGCAGGCGTTCAGCCAATGACAGGTCCAACAGGACTTATCTTCGCTATGCGTTCTAAGTATAAGACAATGGATGGTAACGAATCCTTCTTCAACGAAGCTAACGTTGCTTTCTCAGGCACAAACGCTCTTGGCGCTAACGGTAACGCTACAACAGGTTACTCTAACACAAACCCAGTTCTAAATCTTGACGTTGCTTCTTCATACGGCAACTCTCGCGGTATGACAACAGCTCAGGCTGAAGGTCTAGGCGACAACACAACAAACGCTTTTGCTGAAATGGCTTTCTCAATTGAGAAGGTAACAGTAACAGCCCGCTCACGCGCTCTAAAGGCTGAGTATACAATGGAACTCGCTCAGGATCTTAAGGCTGTTCACGGTCTAGATGCTGAAACAGAACTTGCAAACATTCTTTCAACAGAAATTCTCGCTGAAATCAACCGCGAAGTTGTAAGAACTGTTTACACATCTGCTGTTAAGGGCGCTGCTTACGGTACAACAACAGCTGGCACATTCGACCTTGACACAGACTCAAACGGCCGTTGGTCAGTTGAAAAGTTCAAGGGTCTTGTATT